CACACTTCAGGCCTGTTATATTAGCCAACTTGCCTGGACGATAAGGAGGTGCACCCTCCGGGATGTGAAAATCAAAGAAAAAAAAGAACAAAACAGGCCAAGGTTAGATGAATCCGTTTGATTAGATGAAAACGCCCCCGACACAAATATCGCTTTCTAAAGGGAAGACTTCTATGACTATTATCACTAATGAAGTTATTGATAAGTTGCGTTCTGATACTAAGAAGCTGTTTGATATATATGATGAGTTCGGCTTGGTAAAATCTGCCAAACAAAAATCAGAAGATATCTCTGGACTATTAGAAGTTGTTATAGCAAAATTTATTGACGGTGCTGTTGCTCCTAAGAAAGACAAAGAACCTGATATTCTTTTGCATACGAAGGATAACATAATAGTAGTTGAGATAAAGACTACTAATGGAGAATCTTGGCGCGGCGGTACATTTTCTAAGCGGCCTGGATATTATATATTTGTATCATGGAAATTGGACGAATTTAATTATCCTTCATTTTATATTGCTGGTATTGACTTGAAAGAAGAAGATTGGAAATCAAGCAATTCTGATAATTATTATGCAACAACGTATAGTAAGAAAGAATTGTACCTTAATAAAGATAAGGTAACTACCTATGTGGGTAGTTTAGTTGGAAAACAAGGTAAACGATTAACGATTAAAGTTAATTATAGCTAAGATGAATCCGTTTGATTATGTGAAAGCAATTAACAGAGGTCAGGACATCATCCGTGATTCGGATGACCCCGACCTGATGGAAAAAGGATTTGAATCACACTCTTTTCTTATCCATAGAACGTTCTCCTATTTCCATGACACCATCTGGTTTGCTAACCAAATGAACCAATACTATGATATTCCTGCTAAACTAAAGAATGATTTTTACCTAAATACTATTAGACCTAAAAGTAGGTTTACCGAATGGGCTAAAAAGGACACTCAGAAAAACTTTAAGATAGTTCAAGAGTATTATGGATATAACAATAAGAAAACTTTGGAAGCCTTGAGTATATTGACTGATGCGGAACTGGAAGTTATTGCGTATAAAAATGACAAAGGTGGCAGACAATAAGAACACAAGAGGAGACAACTAAATGGGAGTTTTTGATGAACTAGGTGTGGGAGTGGAAGTGACATTAGAAAACGAACAAGACTTTTTGAAAGTGCGAGAAACCCTAACAAGAATGGGTGTTGCTTCCAAGAAAACGAAAACCTTATACCAGTCTTGCCACATTCTACATAAACAGGGAGAGTATGCGATAGTTCATTTCAAAGAACTATTTGCCCTTGACGGAAAACCAACCAACATATCATCAAATGATATTGCTAGGAGAAACTCCATAGCAAACCTATTAGACGAATGGGACTTGGTAAAATTAGTGAACCCGTGGATAGAAGACGAACCAATGGCATCTTTGAACCAGATAAAAATTCTACCATTCAGTGAGAAAGAGGAATGGACTCTTTCAGCGAAGTATAATATAGGAAAAAGAAAATAGGTATTGTATATAAAACGAGAAAGCCACCTGTCACGGTAGGTGTGAAGGCGCTATCCAACTTTGTGAAACTGCCCTCGTATGAGACAGAACACTCCGTCGGCATGGACCTGTATGCTGCGATTGATTGGCCTATTATCATCCCCAGAAGCAAATTTAACCTACAAGACAACATGGCAATCATTCCGTGTGGTATTTCCGTATCACTCCCCATAGGGTTTGAGTTACAAATCCGACCCCGTTCTGGACTCGCAGCAAGACACCATATTACAGTTCTGAACACACCCGGAACAATTGATAGTGATTATCGTGGTGAAATCAAGGTTATCCTCATAAATCACAGCAAAATGGAAGGTTTCCGTGTCAATCCGGGTGACCGAATTGCACAAATGGTGCCACAGATGGTGCCCCAAATCGAATGGGACTTGAAAGAAGAACTTGATGATACCACAAGAGGTTCCGATGGTTTTGGCTCAACCGGAGTATAATATCGGTCACAACTCTGGTGACTGCGTTCTCACTATAGAAGTACGTCTATTCAACAGTCTATCCTCATATGATGGTCATGGATCCATGGAAGTGGAAGCAGGGACCAGTATAGGTGACATCCTGAACCGTTGTGGCATTCCATCCAGTGAAGTTTTTCTGGTGCTGGTCAACGGACGAGACATCACCCCCCATATAAACGGTGGTCCCCGACTAGGTTTCACTGTGGATGAGGGTGATGTGGTCGCATTTTCAGGTCCCGTCCCTTACGGTTGGGGTTACGGGTCACCAGTTGTTTAATTTACTTGCCATTTACTGTAAAGTGTGTTATAAATATAATACAGTTGTAGGAATGCCTGCGTGGGTTCCTACGAATATTAACCTTGCTTTATAAGGAGGCAATAAAAATGAATAATCTAATGAACTTTAGAGATTGGCCGAGTTTGGGAAACTTTAATACAAAAGACATGGGATTGTGGACAGTAGGCTTCGACAAAGTTGTCGAACAACTGGAATCAGCCCACAACCAACTTGGTAAATACATCCCGGGCTATCCCCCATACAACATAAAGAAAACTGGAGATGACACATATGTTATTGAACTAGCAATTGCTGGTTTCAGTAAGAGTGAAGTCGAAGTGAATGTTGAGGGTGATACGTTACGGATTACTGGTAAGTCCGAATCTGTTGATGAAACTGATGAGGAGAAGGGTCTTGGGTTCCTGTACAAAGGGATCTCAAACCGTGAATTTACCCGGGCATATACTTTAGCAGACCATGTTGAGGTGAAGCACGCCGAAATGGTCAATGGACTATTGAAGGTGTTTTTAGAGAATGTTATTCCCGAATCAAAGAAACCTACCAAGGTTGACATTAAAGGGAAGGACTAACTAACATGACTCGCAGTCCATAATAAGGGGTTTTGCTGCGAGTCCAGAGGGGAGCCCCAATCTCTCGGCTGCCGAGAGGCAGCTGCGGGGTTCCCCTCACCCTCTAACAAAAGGAGTATATTATGAACTTAGAACAGTTGAAAACTGAACTAATTGATGATGAGGGCATTAGGCTTGACGTTTATCTAGATTCAGAAGGTTATCCCACCGTCGGTATAGGTCATTTGATAGAACCGAAGGACAATTTCCTCTATCATGTGGGCGAAACTATATCAGAAGAATTGTGCGATGTGCTTTTCCTGAAAGACCTTGACGAAGCGACCGTAACTTGTCATAAGACATTTTCAGATTTTTATACGTATCCAGAGGATGTGCAACACGTCCTACTTAACATGGCGTTTAATCTTGGCCAAACAAGATTTGGTAAATTCAAGAACATGATTGCGGCCGTCAAATCCCGTGATTGGGAAACAGCAGCAGATGAGATGAAGGATAGCAGATGGTATCACCAAGTTGGTGGTAGGTCGGTGAGACTCGTACAACGAATGAGAGAGGCAAATCACATTACTAATAAATACACACAACGCCAATGGGACAGAGTAGTTGGTTATGGTAAAGTTCCAAAGGAGTACAAACAATGACACCACTAAATGATAGAGGAAAGTTCCTAGTTAGCTTGTATATGCTTACGTTTATAGGTATGTTTCTGTTGTCTGGTTGTTCTGGAGTTTTAACTAAGGTAGCTGGTGGTTTAATATCATCATGGACAGCCGAATTGATTATGCAAACAAAGACAACCGTTGACGTTGCAAGTCTCATAACAACACAAAAGACTTCAACTGACCATATTGCTAGTGCAGTAACAGATAAAGATTGTTCCACATTCCATTTCCTTGAGGATAGCAACACAAAGAAAGCTGGATTACAACCCAGTAAGTTTTGTCAAAACAAAACGTCATGGTGGACACCCGATGTGAATAAAGCACAAAGATTAAAAGAAGCACCAACCCCCGTTGACTTGCCCACAACATATATCAATTTCAACACACAACTTGATACAACATCAACTTCATGGGTAGATATTGCTAAACAAACACAGATGCGGTATTTGAGAATTGATAAGGGTTATAATATTGTTGCACTTACGAGACCATCAAGATGAGGAAAACAGTATTTCCAGGCGCACTAAGTATAACTCACATCCGTAACTCAATAACGCCTGCGGAGGAACGGTTGAGAAGGAATTTGGTTATCCTTACGTTCTTATCATATGCCGTTTCCATAAGCATATTCTGATGTAATGTGTATAAATAGAGTATAAATAGAAGGGATGAAAACAAACCATTAGGAGAAAATATTAAAACGTTAAAATAGTGCCCTGCTTTTCTGGCTGTTCATCTTCA